CTGCACGCCGGTGTAGTCGGGCGAACGAATCGTGTCTGCATAGAAAGACCAGGCGTACCGGCGAATGCCGCCAGACAGCTCGTCGATCGTCAAATCATCCACATTGACCGGCGCCGACCCGGCACCCACCGTGGTGTAGGTGCCACTGACCGCCACGCCGGGAAAGCCTTCCGGGTTGATCGGCCGAACAAGAATCGGGTACGTCCCGGCGCCAGGGATGCGCCAGCGTGCGGTGCGCGTGATCGTTTCGGCGACCAGCTCCAGCTCGGAGTTTCCATCCAGGTCTGACATCACCAGGGTGCGGCCGGTGGGGCCGGTGATATCAAACGTGGCGACAAGCTCGGTGTAGACGGTATCGCCCTGCACAATTTGCGATTCGCTGATCTTGAGGTTGCTTGCAATGGGGCGCGTGCGCAGTAACGACGGATTTGGAGCCGGGATGAACTGGCCGGTCTTGACGTAAATCCAGAACTCCGGCGGCTCAGCCACCACCGAAACGCTGGCGCCCTTGAGATCGCTCTCGGGCTGGATCCCGACCACCCGCACACGATAGCCCGGCGTCTGCTTGAAGTCGTAGATCCAGATGGTGTCGTGAGCAGGGTTGAAGGCGTTGTTGCCAGGCAGTGCTGCGTCACTTGGCCAAGCCTCGGTCAGCGTGATCACCCTGGACTCGCCTGCAAACGGCTGCACGCCGAATACGCGATAGACGCGCTCACCCGGAATGCGCAAGCCGATGAAAGCGCTGCCAGCCGCTGGAGCGGGAACCGGCTCATCCAGCGTCAGTGTGACGGTGCCGGCGGCATTGACCGCGGCCTGCAGTCGCCCACCGTAGCCCCACTGCGTCATATCGTGCTGCAAGGCCAACGGCGATAGACGTCGATAGCTCAGGTGCTCGATGTGAGTGCTGAAGCTGATGTCCTTAGCTTGGTAAAGCGATTGGGCCAAGTGATAGCGCGCCATCTCTGCAGCATGCGCCGGATTCGTGATGCCTTCGCCGGTGAGCCTGGCCGGGGCCAGCATTGTCTCAACTCCTGGAGCCTTGACGCGCACCGGCAGAGGCTCCCACGTCTGGCGATCGTAGTAGGTGTATTCGACGCCATCGGCTGCGTTGACCAGGGTGTAGTCCACCTGAAACTGGCCTTTGCGGATGGTTGCCATGTTGACGACGCCACCGAGCGGCTGCTCTTCCGCTGACCATGCCACGCTCAGTTTGCCGCCTGCCCACGTCACCTGCCCCATGCCAACCAGAGCAAGAGCGTTCACCATCTCATCGTGACTGCGGGCGTCCTTGATGCAGTAGTCGTACGTGTAACCGTTGGCCGCGCAGTGCAGGGTAAAGGCCTGCAGCGCGGGCACGTCGATCATCTCGTCGTTCAGGCCGATGCCCGCAATTCGCGTCCCATTTTCGTCGGCCAGACCCCGGGCGTAACGAAGGATCTGCGCCCCCGGGTTGGAGGTCTCCTGATGCATCCAGGTCGACCCGTTCCACACCTCGGTTGCCTTGGTATGAACGACGCAGCGAATCTCGTCCGGCGCACCGTTGAGCTGCCCGGTGGCCTTCATTCGGATGCCGATGCGGGGAATCCCCGGATACAGCGTGTCGTCGGCCTGGACGCTGCTCAGCGTGCTCCACTGGAAATCGTTGCGCTGTGTATTGGGGCCCGAGTAGTTACCCTGCCCCAGGATCCGGGCACGCACGTCGTACTGCCCACGTGCAACATCCTGCGCCAGCGTCGCGCGCCTCGTCGTGGCAAGGTCTTTGCTCTGGAACGTCCGCGTAATCAACGAGGTCCACTGCGACGTGCCTGCCGGGCAGTACTGAACCTCGACGGCTTCACCTACCTGATATGGCTTGCCGGAGGTGCCGACGCCACCCAGGATGTACTCAAGGTTGATCTGGATGCGCACGGTGTCAGCACTGGTGGTGCGAGTCACCCATGCCGTAGTGCTCGGCAGCTCACCGCCGTCCACGGTGTCCACGTTGCTGTAGAGCGGGATGGTTTGCTCCGGCATGCCGGAAAAACCACTGAACCACGTCTTTACGCCTTCGAACGAAGAGAGCAGCGCATCACCCAGATAAAGCTCCTCGACCCTGGAGACGTTGATTCCGGGTGTCAGAACCAGGGCCACGTATTGGTCGTTGCCCTCGTAATAGGTGTAGGGGTTGGTGAGCACGTCGGGTGTGACGCGCACCGTGCCGAAGCTGAGCGCCAGCGGCTGGTACTGGCGAGGCTGGTTGCGTGTTGCACCAAGGTTGTAGACCGAGTCGGTCTGCCTTGAGGACGGCGAGTCTGCCTTCGGACCCAGCGCCTTGTTGACCAGCGCCGAACCAGCGACGTACACCGCCGATGCAAACATGGCGCCCACGACACCACCACCGAATGCTCCAGCAGCGGCGCCAGCGCCCCATGCGCCTGCCGTTGCTGCACCAAACCCGAAGGTGAAATAGGTCAGCGCCACCATCGCGACGATGTAAAGCGCCTGTTTGCGCACGACGCCGCGGACCTCGATCAGCGTCCCGTCCTTTGGTCGCACGCGCTCCATGATTTCGACCGGCACCAGCACGCCATTGATGCGCACCTCCCACGCGTCGCCGTTCCATTCCGGCACGTTGCGGCGGAGAAATGCGCCCAGGCGCTCGCCTGGTTCGATCTTCGCGGCGATGTTGGTCTGACCGTCCAGGATGACCGGATGCGGCGTACAGACAAGCCGGCTATGCCCAGGTAGAGCTTCCATCACGCCCATGCGTAGTAACCCTCCACCGGCGCACCGAATGCGGCCAGATCACGAATCCGATGAATCACTGCGCACCCGTTTCGTTCGTTGCTGTGAAGGCATTGGCCCTCGTGGGCCAGCCAGAAATAGACGCCGACATGCGCGGGGCGGCCGCGCTCGTACATCAGCACCAGGTCGCCGTCTTTCGGCCTATCGGTCCGCGTGCCATAGGGTTTGGAAAGCTGCCCGAGCGCGACCTGTCCGCGCGCGCCCCGCGGCCTGCCGTTTGGCAGCACAACTTCACGGCCGAAGAGCTCGCGCTGAACAAGCACGACGAAATCGGCGCAGTCGCAGGTCTCCGCGTCGTAAGGAAGGCCGACGAACCGATCAACATCAGCTACACGCATCAGAAGATCCCCGGCGTCAGATGTGGCGTGAAGCGCAGCAAGACAGCCTGGCCTCGCATCAGCGAGTCGACGCCGCACTGCGCCGTCGCGGCCGTGGGGTTGACGCTGATCGTGGTCATCGGGAGGTTGATGGTTCGCTCAATCAGGCTTGGCGAACTCTTGTCGGCGATCATCAGCTTTGCGCTGACCACCTCATTGGGCTGAAGTGCCTCGAGGTCTTGCGTGATGCCACGACCCACGTTCTCGATGGTCAGCACTGACCGCGGAACCTGACCGGCAGTGTCATCCGGCAGCTTGAAACCGAAGGGGATGCCGATGTATTCGACACCGTTGCTCTGCCAATTCTGCGTGTCGCTCACCAAGCGCAGCACGTCAACGAAGCTGCTGGCACGCACTTCGAGGAAAAGCAGAATGCCGGTGGGGTCCGTGACCCGCTGCCGGTTCTCGGTAAACGTGCTCATTCTTTGCCCAAAATGAAGCCCCGCAATAGGCGGGGCGAGGAATGAATTGCGGATGCCGCGGACCGTCGAGCGCTGCTATCGCAGATACTCCAAGGTCACGTTGCGCTGCGAGATTGCGAAGCCGTAAGCAAGCGGCGTGAGCGTGCCGATATCGGCGTTCTTGAAGCGCGCTTGCCGGGTGATGCCATCCTTAGGGCTGGTCCAGCTGAAGAAGCCAATCCGCCCCAATTCGCCGAAATACCATTGTTCGAAGGCCAGCTCATCTGCCTTGGTCATGAACAGCACGGTCCCCGTGATGTTGACCAGCACTTGCGTATTAAGCACGCGCTGCACCGGCAAGCCACGCTCCATTTCGGTACGCAAGATCGAGGGTTCGAAGACTTCAGAGTACCCACTGAACATGAGGCGCGCGTAGGCAGGCCACGTTGCCATCAGACCACCTCCCTCAATCCATAACGGCTCTTCATTACTGGTCCGATTGGACTGCTTCCGTCGGCAAGCCGGCCAGCCAGCCGCCCCTCAAGCTGGTTGAAGATCACCTCTACGTCGAGCTGGCCATCCTGGCCCTGCGTGACGCTGACCTTGGGCTCGCTGGGTGCTCCATAGACGTTGACGTTGACCGACGCCAAGCTGGTACCGCCCATAGAACCAGTCGTCACCGGCGCCATCGGAATGACCTTTCCTTGTGCGCTCGGGATCAGGTAATTACGACCGTTCTCGTTGTACAGCTCAGGCCTGTCGAACTCGCCAACCGGGTGGATCTGGCCCGCAGATACTGATCCACCAGAGGCGCGGCCGCCGCCATAGCTCGACCAGCCGCCGCCGGCGAACGACCCGGCATTACTTCCGAAGTTGAGATTACTGCCGGCGCCTGCAGTCGTACCGGTCCACGATCCACCCGCGCCGCCTCCCATCAACCCGCCCATGACGTTGCCCAGAAGCCCGACTGCTGCTTGCTTAGCTGCATAGCGCGCAAGGTCGGCAATCATCGAATCCACCAGGCTGCTGAAAGAGAACTTGCCGGTCTGTGCGAACTGTACAAAGGCGTCCTCCCACGAACTCAAGCTGTTTCCGAAGAACGACCCCGCCTGCTCCGATGCGTTCTGCGCGGCGAAGGCGTAGTCCTCCCACACGCGGGTGAAACCGGTGCGCCAGTCACCGAGCAGCTGCATCCGTTGCTGTTGGTAGTTGCGTTCGATCTCCAGCGAGCGCTCTCTGCTCGCTTCCAGCAGGCCAACCTCGTTCTCGTACTCGCCCTGGCTGAGCGGGTTCTGGCCGCGCTGTTCCTTCTCCAGCTTCTCCCGCTCGCGCAAGTACTCGCGCTGGATGTCCAGCTGACGCTGCAGCATCTGTGTGGCGTCAGAACCGCGGCCGATGCCCATAAGGTCGACGTCCGACTGCTCCTGACGCTGCTTCTCCAGCTGCGTCAACCGCTCGGTGAGCGCTGCCTGCGCCACTAGGTCGCGCTGCGTCTGCTTCGCCTTCTCCGCCTGCGCATCGCTCGCCTGCAGCTGCGGAATCAGCGCCTGCAATAGCTGCTTGCTCGCCGCCGTCATCGTGTTGGTCTTGTCGGCCAGCAGCTGGCGGGCCTGGATCACCATTCGGTCGCTCGCCGACACCTTGTCGCCGCTCTCGGCCAACTGCTGGTTCGCAGTGATCTGCCTCTGCACGCTGGCGATGAAGCTCTGCGCCGCGTTGTCGTCCGTGTTCGCCTTGCCGATGCCCTCACGCTGGTTGAACTGCTTGTCGATCTGCGCGTTGGATTGCGTGATGAGGCGTTGCATCGATCCGTCGAAATGCCTTGCATCGCTGTCGGGCAGCTTGTTGTAGATTTCGATGATCTTGTTGAGCGCCTGCTGCTTCGCTGCCGCCCGATCCAAACCGGCCAATCGTGCGTTTAGCGCTTCAGATGCTGCTTTTTCAGCGGCCTCGTTCTCGTGGAGTACCTTGCTGTAATCCTCGACTGCTTTGCGTCCATCGGCCTCAACCTCGAACAACGGGGTTGGCAGTCCGTTACCACCAGCCTGTCCCAAAAAGTCTTTTGCCAATGCGTTGGTCAAAGTTGCGGCTGACGACAGCCAGTCCTTTGGAATCAGCGACGCGAGATTGCCTGTGTTCCCAGCTACCGCTTTCATCGCATCGCCAGGGCTGAAATTGGAGGTCTGCTTCTGCTTCTGGATGACGCGGTCGAGCAAGCTGGCATACGTCTGCACCTCGCCCCATGCGCAGGAAACCTCGTCCTTTACGTCTCGCCACCACTTCACCATGCCAGGCATTGCGGCATCGGCTTGGTTGGCAACATTTATCGAGCGCTCGTAATAGAGCTGCAAAGCCTCAGCAACGGCCTGCTGCTCGTGTCCCTCCTCACGCAGCGTGATGATCCGCTGTAGCTGCGAGGCATTCAGGAAGCCCTCCTGTTTGTTGAGCTCCACCAGCGCATCAACAGGATCGCGGGCAATCCGCTGGAACGCCTCGACGGTCTTGCTGGTCGCCTGCCCGGTGGACGCTTCCATGCGTGCTGCCGCTTCGGACACCATCAGGAACTGCTTGCCGGCGAACTGGCCGGACGCTGCGACCGCCGTCAGTGCATCCACGGCACCGCCCCGCGTCACCCCGGTCAGCTTGTCCAAGTCCGACACCAGTCCGCGAAACTGGCTGCCGCTGATGTCCGCATTGCGGCCGGTGAGGATGAGGTTCTTCTGGAAGTCGAAGAGCTCGTCCTGTCCCTGCTTCAGCGCGACCGCCAGCGCCAATGCGGCGGCGGCCGACACGGTCAGCGGATTGACCATGCCCATCACGTAGGACGTCACCGCCTTCGCTGCCGGGCCGATGCCGCCGAGCTGGTCCTTCAACTGGCCACCCTGCTGGATCGCCACCATCCAAATCGGTTGGCCGCTCACGATGCTGGTGACGATGTCCGTCATCTGCGACGGGATCATGCGCATCGCCGCAGCGGTCTGGCGCGCCGACATCGCGTACTGCTCGTTGGTGTTCTTCGACTTGAGCAACGCCTGCCTGCTCGCCTCGATCTGCGCCTGGTACTGCTGCATCACCTGCGGCTTGATCAGCCCGAGGTCGCCGGCGCGCTCCAGCCGCTCCTCCATCTCAGCAAGGCGATTGAGGCCGGCCACCGTCGGGTCGATCTGCGCGAGCAGGCGCTTGAGGTTGATCTCTTGCGCCTGCGCCGCTGCCGCTGCCTCGCGCGCCTGGTTGGCGGTGCGTGCCTCAGCCTCCTGCAACGCGCGCGCGCGGGCCACCATGCGTTCCTGCTCGGTACCGGCACGCGACATAGCCGCGGCCTGCACATCGATCCCCGCCGCCGCATCCCGTGCCGCTTCCGCCAATGCACGATCCGACAGGTTCGTCGTGCGACCTGCTTCGGCATAGGCCATTGCCTGCTGCGCAACGCTGCGATAGCGCGCCTCCTGCTGCTCCAGCTGCTGCTCTAGCTTCTGCGATGCGGTGTTGGTTGCCATGGCACCGGCCGCAGCTTCCTTGCCTGCGGAGCCGTAGGCCTTCAATCCGGCGGCGGTGCCGGTCAGGCGGCTCTCCATGGCCACCAGCGCGCTGACGATTTCCGCCTGCGCGCGGTTGAGCCCCTGCAGCTCGGTGATGACCGTGCCGGTACCGATGCCGATGCGATCCAGCGCGCCGCCCAGGCGGTCGCCCAGCACCACGGCAGAGCGGTCGATCGAGCGCGACATCGATTGGAAGTAACGCTCCAACCGATCCGCCGAGCCGCTGGCCTTGTCGGCTGCGGCGGCATTCTGATCGAGCGCCTTGGTGCTTTCGACCAGCCCGCTCGAATCGACCTTGAAACCAAGTTCGGCAATATCCATCCATCAGCTCCAGGTGTTGCCAGGGTCGGGCGTGCGCTCACGGGCCGCGGCTTGTTCTTCGCGCACTGCGCGCAGGTAGGCGTCGTCCATCGCCATGAGCATTGCCACCTCTTGCGGCAGGACATCGCAGGCGGCCAACTCCTGCCACGCGCGCAGCTCGGCGTAGGACAGCGCTTCAGGGCCGCTGCGGCGTCGACCTGAGAGCAGCCAGAACCATTCCCAGACGTGCGCCGCCTCTTCCGGCATGTCGACGTCTGGCGTCGGCTGCTCGAAGCGCGCATTGCGCGCGCGTCGTGTCTCGCCCTTCGCGTCCGGCATGTCGTACCGGACGCTCAGATACGTGGCGTCAGCTATCCGCGTCTTCAGCGCTGCGAAAAAACTCCGCGCGGTTGCCCAGCTCCACCTCCAGCTGGTCGCCGATCCACGGCAGCTCCTTCAGCACCTTGCGCAGGGATTCGTCGTTGAGCGGCGGCTTGGCACCGTGGAAGGTCAGGTCGCCCAGCCACTCCCAGGCGCCCACAGACGCCACGAGCATGTCGGTGCGGCCCTGCTCCATCTTGGCGGCAGTCACCTTGCCCTTGCCCTGCAGGCGGTCGTCCAGCGCCTTCCGGCTGGCCGCACGCACCTTCGGGTGGGTGTCGGGCAGCAGCGTGATGCGCAGGCCCACAGGAACCTCGGTGGCGGGGTGCTTGATGTCGATGGCGCGCTCGGCGGCCACGATGGTGGTCAATTCGGTCATGGGTGATCCTTTGCGATCGATCCGGGAGGTGAAGCAGTGGAAGCCGGCCGGATCAGATCCGGCTTATCAGGCGGCCGCCCTATCCCCTGCTGTTCGGTTACGGGGTGACGGGCGCCGGCACTTCCACCGGCACCTGGTTCAGCGCCAGCGAATAGACGTGCAGCACGAAGTCCTCATTGCGGCCGCCCGGCGTGCGGGGACCGGTGACCAGGCCGCGCAGGTATTCGATTTCGCCGGAGGGGCGTTCGACCTTGAGCGCATAGGCGCTGGTCACCGTGGGCTGGCCAGCAGCACGCATGGCGATCTGGCCCGGGTCTGCGAGGTCGCGCGCCATCTCCACCTCGGGGTCGCCGGCATTCGAGATGCCCTTGCCCTTGAGCGATACCGCCGTGTCCCACGTGTCGTAGGTGACGATATTGGTGGTGAGACCGCGCTCGCCGACGCTGCCGACTTTCTTGACCTGCACGTAGGTCAACGCTTCGAACTGGGTCTTGGTCAGGTCGCTGTTCTGCGGTGTGGCGCAGATGTAGAGCTTGGAACCGCTGTTGGTTTGTGCCTCAGCCATTGCTGATATCTCCTCGCTTTGGGCATAAAAAAACCCGCCACGGGGCGGGGTGTAAAAAAAAGCCCGCTGTTCGGCGGGCTGCTTGCTTGGACTTACATTCTGAAGACCGATGCACTCTCATCACCCAGGTCGAAGTCGTCTAGCATCCTGTTGATCGACAGTGCCGACTGCTCAAGAACGTCTCTTTCGTAGTACCTTGAGTCTGCGAGCATCTTTTCCAGCAGGGCTATATCTGACCTGCTCTGTGCGTTGCCGGACTCCTGTTTCAGCTGCTTATTTAACTCAGCAGCCTTGTCCCTGATCTTCTTGTTCAAACGCGCGGAGTCGACTGCGAGCTTGAGCCAGAAGATGGCGTGCTTTACCCCTTCAAGACTTGCTGCAGCTCGCGGCATTTGGGAGCGATGAGCGTCAATTTCACTCTGGATGCCGGCCAGCATGCCTCTCAGGCCCGCTGAGAGATCGTCTGGCAGATCAGCCAAGCCAATGCCATCCAACTCGGCTTGCAAATCATCGATATTGATCATCTGTCACCTCGGCAGTATTCGAGCGCCAAGCCTAGCATCGCGCTTATCCGTCGAAACCGCGCCACATGATGGTCACCGGATGCATGTGCCGCTCTGGGTCTTGGATGATCGTTGAGGTCCAGGGCATGCGGTACACGCGCATGCCGGCGAAGGTCGTGCCCTTGGCAAAGGCGGTGATGATCTGGTCGGTGATGCGCGTGCCCGCCATGATTCCTTTGCCAGGGCGGTAGCACGCTGCCAGCTGGCCGAAGCCCTGCAGCAGCGACGGGCCATCGTCAGCCATGCCGTAGTTCTGCGTTTCATTCGGGAACCACTGCAGCTCCAGCCATGCGCCATCCGTCGGCGGCGTGAACGCCAGGCCCGGGTAGGAACATGGCAGTCCCTGCGCTGCGGCAAAGGCGCCGACCAAGCCTGCGAAGGCGTCGTAGATCTCGGTGTTGCTCATGGGATGCGCGCCTTCACCTTCGCGGTGACCGCGTTGACGATGAAGTCCCAGTTCTGCGCGGCGGCGCGCATGAAGCCCTTGCCCGCCTGCTCGTACTGCCGGCCCAAGCTGTCCTTGCCGCTGAAGCCGTGTTCCATGCGCAGCGCGTAAGCAGCGGTCCAACCAGCCCACACCGATTCACCCAGCTGTAGCGCGGCGAAGATCAGCGCCGGATCGCCGCTTTCCGGTGTCGCCGGGCCATCCTTCGACGCCACTGCAGAGTTGCGCAGGAAGCCGGTATCGACCGGCATACGCCCGCCCCTGCCCTCCGCTGTGTTCGCCTGATCCATTACCGCCTGCGCCGACTCGCGAAAGATGGCCTCTTGCCGCTGCTTCGCCTTCTCCGCGAACGCGCGTACCTGATTACCGAACTTGCTTGCCACGCAGCACCTCCGCCGTCATGTCGATCCGGAACTGCTTCGTGCATCGGCAGCCCACGATTTCTTCCGGGCCGGCGCCGAGGCTGGTGTCACCCGGGTAGTTCATCAGCGCGCCGCTCGGCGACTGGAACGGCTCGCCAAACATCCGCCGCTGTCCGTTCATGGCCCTGTGCGTGTGCCGAGTGCGCTTGTCCCCGGTGTCCGACCAGGTGCCGATGACGTTCTCGGCCGCCAGCGCGCCCGCTTCGATCTGCTGCCGGTAGGCTTCTTCCCGCCCTGCGTTCATGCTCGCGATCGACTCGGTGCGGGCGATCATCTCGCCGCGCAGCTGCAGCAGCCTGTCGGCGTAGCGCCCTGCGATCTTGTCGATGTCTGCCTGCGAGACCGGCTTATCGGCAGCGATGGCGCGCTTGACGATCCCATCCAGGCGCTTGTCGCGGCGTTGCCGCTGGAAGTACTTGGCCATTTCCCGCGGGTCGCCGCTGGCCAGCTGCTGCCGCATGTTGATGACGAACTGCCCTTGCTGGGCGGTCAGCCCAATGACGCCACCGATGCGCCGGCCCGTTTCTCCCACGCGCCCCACGATATCCAGGGCGCTCTGCCGCGGGTTGCGGCCGGCCGTCATGGCCACCTGCAGCACCTCGCGGATCAGCGTGCGCTGGTCGTTGACGATGCCCGTGACCAGCTTCGAAGACACATCGCGCAACCACCGCTCTGCAGCTGGGTTGCGCAGGTCGAACTTCGGGCGCAGCGCTGGCGACTGCACGGCAGTCCGCGGGCGGTAGCTGCCGGTAATGATCGGATCCAGCGATAGGCGCAGCTTCGGCAGTTCCGATACCCCTTGCTGCCCGCCCGCGGTGTAGGCGCTGCGCAGCGCTTCTGCCAGATCGGCGAAGCGCGCCTCGTCCAGCCCCATGACCGTCAGCACGTCATCGACCCGCCCGGCCTGCAGCAGATCAGTGATGAGCTGTACGCCCACCTGGTTGGTCACCTCACGGATGGCACGCAGGAACGCATCGCGAATCGCCGGCTCCAGCCGCGTCGCCAGCTGGTCAAGTTGGCGGGCGGTTGCAGTGGCCATCAGCGTCTCGCGTGGAATTCGTAGAGCAGCACCTGCCCGCCAGGGGACAGAGGTTGCAGGTCAATAAAGGTAAACAGATCGTTACCGAGCACGATGCGGTCGCTCAGCGCGGGCACGATATCGATGGCGGTGCTGATCAATCCCAGCTTGTCGCCCTTTAGCACCAGGGTGGCATCGCGATTGGTGAGGCTGTATTCCAACTCCACCACTTTGCAGGCGTGCTGAGTGGCTGGACCCGGCTGCGGGTTGTGCGGCGGTCCTGTCGGTGCACCTGCGCGCTGCAGCTGCGCCGTGTAGCCGAACTCTTCGATCAGCGCCTCCGCTACAGCCTGCATGTCGTCGTAGAACTGGCTCATACGACCATCACCGCCGGGCCTACGTACGGAGTCCGCAACAGCGGGCCGAGGATCTCGTCGATTGCCGTCACCACTGGGCGATTCGGTACACCGCCATCGGCGCCCTTCTCGCTGTACGCAACCTCGATGGGTCCGACCTTCTTGCGGATCGCCTGAGCACTCGCCACGAAATCAGGCGACAAGCTCCCCGGCCTGGCCAGCTCCCGGAGCGCCGCCTCATACGTGGCGCGCTCCACCTCGCCCGGGATCTCCTCCGGACCGATGAACGCGCCCGCGTTGTCGGTTGCACCGGTGCGGGGCCACTCGTTGGGCTGGCCCCGACCTGCAGCACGCACGCCTGGGAACAGCGACTGCCACCGGCCCGACGCGAGCACCACCTGGTACCGGCCGTCGATGTAGTCGGTCCCGCGCACAAGGGCTGCAGTGCGTGCTGCCTCACTGCCCGTGGCCCAGGCGGTATTACCCCGAGCCAGGTGATAGTCGTCTGCTCCTGCCAGCGTGCCGTACATGATCAGCTCCCGGTCTTCGACTTCTCGCCTTCGTCCAGCGCGGCCTGCAGCTTGTCCACGCCCCAGCGCTTGTCGTGCTTGATGCCGCCGGCTTCCAGCTTGGCGATGAGATCGACCTTCTTCTGGTCTGCTGCGGTCTGCGCGTCGATCACCGCCTGAGCGGCTGCCGCGGCGTCGGCCTTCAGCGTGTCAAGCGATGCGCTGATGCGTGCCTCGCGATCGACTTCGCCGAGCGAATTCCAGTCCTGCAGGGACAGTGCCGAAGCCTTGAATGCGTGCTGCACCACGTCGTCGCGGGTGACGCTGTCGCCGCCCTCGATGAGCAGGATGGTGTCAGGCAAGTTGAAGGTGCCCAGAAGGAACGGCTCGGCATCGTCCTTCGATTCGCTCAGCACGTTGGCGTCCAGCCATGCCTGCACGACGGCGTTCTTCTTGATGGTCGGCCAGTTGGGGATGGTGGCCGGCGAACCCGGGACCAGGGTGGTGCCGTCCGGCAGGGTCAGGGGCGACGTGTGGTTGTTGCTGATCTGCATTTGGATGCTCCGATATGGCCCCGGCGATGACGCCCGGGGCCGTGGTGGATCAGATGCCGTCGACGTAGACGACCTGCTTGGGGAGGCGCACGTCCAGGCCGCCCAGGCGCATCACTCCCGGCACGTCCCAGCGCAGCGGACCGGACTGGTACACCGGCAGGAAGCGGTGCGGCATCGGCATGTGCAGCTTCAGCACATTCGCGTCGTAGCGGTAGGAGATCATGCGAGCGACGCCGCCGACACCGGCGGTGTCCAGGCCACGCAGACCGCGCACGGTCAGCGGCTGGCCGGTCATCGCGGTGTAGACGTTGTTGGCCAGGAAGTACTGCAGGATGGTCATGTCGCTGTAGTCGCTCATCTTCTTCGTAGAGATGAGCATGAACTTCGACCACGGCAACAACTGGCGATCCGAGATCGCGGTGGTGTTGGTGCCGTTGAAGACGTTCATCAGAGCCGCGTTCATGTCGGCGACGATCTGGTCCGGGGTGGCGGTACCAGCAGCCAGCAGCGTGCCCCAGTTTCCGGTCGGCGCGGCCACCGGAGTGACGTTGGCGGCGTTGTACAGGCCGCTGTAGCCCTTGGTGGCGTCGCCGAGCAGCGCCACGCGATCGACCATCTCTTCCGAAGCGCGGCGCGCGGCCGCGGCGTCTTCGGTCGGCAGGTTGATGCCCAGCATCTGCGCGCGGCCGATCTCTTCCCAGCCGTAGCCGTAGCCGATGCCGGCGGTGTAGACAGGGGTCTGGAACTGCGCGCGCGTGGTGCCGGCCTTGGGAATGTCGTCGGCATTGCCGTTGATCCAGTCCGCCTTGCCGTACTGGTCCTGCGAGGTGTAGGTGACCGAGGTGGCGAACTCGCTGCCACTGGTGTCGACCGGTATCAGGTCGCGGTACTGGATGTCCGGGTAGACGGTGCGGTAGACGCCAGACTCGATGATCGAGGTTTGCGCCACCACGAAGCCCAGTGCGGACTGGGCATCGAACAGGGGAAGTGCACTCATTGCGGTGGCTCCTTAGGCCAGGCGGACGACGGCCAGCTGGCCCGCCGCGGTGGTGCTGGTGTCCCAGCGGGCGCCGGTGATGGCGGTGTTGTTGGTGGCGACGTTGGTGAAGACGCCGGCCGAGGTCAGGTAGACCGGATCGCCGGCGGCGACAGCGACCGAGGCGGCGACCCAGATGTCGCCCTTCACGCGCACGCGCGCCGATGCGTACTGCGGGAATGCGTCGGCATTGCTGGTTGTCCCGGTGGCCGAACGATCCAGGAGGGTGATGCCCACGAACTTGGCGTTGCTGGTGGCGGTGATTCCCTTGTCCTTCGTGCCCTGAAACACGGCCTTGCCGAAGACGATGCCGGCGACGTCCTCCACGGTGCGAGAGATGTCGGTCGCACCGATCATGGTGGCCGGCATGCCGACGGTGGCGGCGGGCTGGGTGTCCGGGTAGTTGGTCTGCAGTGCCATGGATCAGCCCTCCTGCTTCTGGTTGCGGGTGCGGTAGTCCAGGCCAGCCACTGAGGCGGAATAGCCGTTGTCCTGGACGGTGGTGCGCTGGCCGGCGCCGTCGCGCAGCGCACGCGCCACCGGGTCGGTGGTGGTCTTGACGCTGTCGGCGAGGATGTCGAAGCGCGCCTCGATGTAGGCGTCGCCCTTGCCGGCGATGGCGGCGTCGCCGAGCTTGCCGATGACGGCAGCCTTGCGGACGTCGGCGTCGTTCTTGCCGCGATAGTCGGCGTCGTGGATCGCCTTCGCCGTGGCCAGCAGATCGCCGCGCGCCTGCACGCGCTCATCCAGTGCAGCGTCGGTGAGCACCTTGGTGCGCAGGTCGTCGATGGTGGCGTCGCGCTTGGCGATCTCGCCATCCTTCAGGGCCAACGCGGCGGTGTGGTCGGCCGTCTGTCGCGCGGCGGCGTTGTTGGAGTCGCTGAGCTGGCGCTGCAGCTTGTCGATGGCCTGGGCGCCGGCGTCGGTGGTTTCGACGGACAGCCCATCGACCAGGACGGTCCGGGTCTTGATGTCAGGCATTGTTGATTTCCTCAGTGGGTTGTCGTCGCCGATACGTAGGTGTTCACCGCCGCGCGCCCGGTCGACTAGCGCGAGGTGGTTGTTTCGGATGTTTCGTTGCACCGCGTTGTAGGACTCGCCTTCGGGCGTTACGCCGTCTTCGAAAACGATCTCTGCGGTGTAGCCCTGCGACAGCTCCACCTTTCCGGCTTCCCAGTCGGCAATGGCGTCCTTGTCCATGAGCACCAGCGGCACGCGCACGAACTTGTCGTCGTGCCGCACCTCGTCGCCGGTCTGGCCGACGGCGTACTGCTTCCAGTTGCTGGCGTCGACCATCATGGGTGGGTGGTCGTTGGTCATTGGGCGATGCGCGAAGCTGCGCAGCGTGGCGTCGGAGAAGACCTCTTCGGGCGGCCGGTACAGGCGCACGATTGGCATCTCCGGCTTACCCACCTCCGAGCCCAGGTATTCCTGGATGCCGGTGCGCGCCACCTTTGCATCGGCCACGAGGTAGCCGTCCGCGGTGCGCCGTGGCTTCGACACCGAGACGCGGTCTGTCAGGAACATGCGTGGCTCCAAATAAAATGGCCGCCTCGCGGGCGGCCGTTGTGATTCGATGGCTGCTACAGCGCGGCCATCTGCGCGCGAACGTCGGTTGCCATGAGGCCGTAGGTGGCCGTGGTCGGGTGCGTTCCGTCCGTCGTTGCGTAGCTGGCATTCCCGTTGACCAGCCACTTCAGCTCATCGCTGCCCCGAATCGATGCCCAGTGTTGGACCGCATCAACACCGGAACCTACCTGCGATGTGAGCCAGGCATTGAGCTGTGCGGGGATGCCGGTTCCGTCCCAGCCGCCCGTGCCGCCTGAGTAAGTCTGATTTGCCTCTGTAGCCCAGCTGTCCGTCGTTGTTGTCCGCGGCAGCAAATGACCTGCCAAGATTTTCTGCACGCCGTTGCTGCGCAGGAGCGAATAGACCGCGCCGAGCCGCGACTGCATCACCGCAAGCGTCGTGCCGGTGCCGTTGTTGCCGAGATCGTTGGTGCCATACATCACGGTCGCATGCGTGGCGTACTTGGCCAGCGTTGCAAAGCGCGCATCGGCCACTGGCAGCGTGCTGGCGCTACCTTGCACCGCCATGCTCATGTACGCGACCTGGCTTGTATCGGCATCTGCCGCATCGCGAGTTGCACGTGACATCCAGCCGAGGCCAGCCACACGGTTGGTGCTGCCTGCATCGCCAGTGCCCTGCGAAATGGAATCACCAAGGGTGATCCACACCTTCGCTGCGCTCGCGTGCCGACCGATCAGCTTCGGCACATAGCCATTGCTGCGGCTGGCAACGGCGGTACCGGACGCGCTCCACTGGCCAGCGGCATAGACGTCGCTGCTGGTGGTGACTGTCGGGTCGAACCAGGCCACACGGGCTCCCGACTGTGAGACCGCACGCGCTGAGCTGTTGCACAGGAACGAGGCCGATGCCGAGTCAAACATCACCAGCAGCTTCACGTACGCGATCGAACCCCGCGCGAAGACCTGCAAGCCGAAATCGGCAGGCACCAGCGCATCGCTGGTAACGTCGTTTGCGCCGTCAGCCAGCGTCACGCCCTGCTGTCCTCCGAAGGAGATCGGCCGGATCACGCCGCCAAGCTCCAACGAAGCGCCTTGGATCGGCAGCGTGTTGCCGGCGTTGATCATCTGATTGGTGCTGTACGCCAACCGCCAGTTGTCCAGCAGGATCCTTAATTCGGTCAGATCACCAGAGCCCAAAACGTACGGCCACCGGATCTGCACGCCGCGCTTGTTCTGCGTCTCTCCGCCGTTGTGCACCACGTTGCCTGACGATGCATAACGCAGCGACTGCGACGCTGGCGGGGCATCGTTGTCGGTGATCGTACCGGTCGCGCTGGTGGTCGAACCAAGCGTATACCCCGCCCCTGCCACCAGTGACACCACAACCGTCTCGCTGCTCTCCACCGCCGAATCGTCGATCGTGGTGACCGTGATCGGCGCACTGACCTGCCCGGCTGGGATCGTGACGGTGTTGAGAGCGGTGTAGTCGCTGCCGCGCGTGGCCGAGCCTGCATAGCTCAGCCCGACCACCAAATCTGCAGCTGGCGCAGGCGACGCTGTGGTGACGAACGCCAGAGTCCCACCTTCCGTTACCGTCGGCGAGCCACTGATGGTGACCGAGGGCTGTGCCGGCACAGGCGGGCTCGAGTCGTCCGCCTTGACGAACTCCACCACCACCAACGAACCAGCAGCGCCAGCCGTTGCGTAGGTGGCGCCGGGCAGCGTCACGCCTGCGAAGATCACCGGCGCGCCGACGACGGCTGTTGCCGGGGCAACGACCCACACTGCACCGCAGAGTGAGACACGCGCCTCGTCGTACTGCTGATAGCCGTTCAGACCCGTCGCGGACCTGTCCAGCACCGTGAAGCCGACGAACCGTGCAGCTGCCCCGGTCGCGGTGATCCCCTTCCGCCTTACACCCTGGTAAACCGGAACACCGAACGCAATGCCGCCCGCATCCTCTACGTTGCGGTAGGTGAGCGCGGAACGCCGCATGTCCACAAGCGCGCCGGGCAGGCCCGGCTCCATTGTCGTCGGGTACTGACTCTGCAACGCCATCGGGCGCGCTCTCCTGTTTCAGTTGTAGGTGTTACGGGCTATGCGTCGTCCAGCTCTTCGAAGATCTCCGGACCCAGCACGATGCGACCGCGGTAAGGCTCGACCTTCGACAGATCGATGGACGCCTTGGTCAGGCTGATGTGCGGGGTGTAGTCCGGAAAGTCGTGCGATGCACCAGCCCGGACAATTTCTTCATGCCGCCATGCCAGCTGCGTCGATGCGAAGAGGATTACCGCCGACATGCCGCCCAGCGGCTCAGTGGCGCGCGGGCCACCGGGCGGAATGATCAGCTCGGCATTTCCATCGTTGCTCCACTCGCTCGCATTTCCCGCCTTGATCCAGTCGAAGGCTTGACGCGAGTAAGCCACCGTGACATGTAGGTCGTCGGCGATGTCGGTGATGCCCTGCTCCCGTGCCCATGCCTCGATCTCCGCAGCATTGAGCACATCGCGGCGCACATACAGCGAACGCGGCTCGGCGTCGTTCAATGCGCTGCCCGCGCTCTTCGCGGTAGCAGCCAGCTCCGCCGCCGCGCGCTCCTCTTCCGCCTGTTCCTCCTGCCAGTCCGGGTTCTCCCTGCTGAAGTCGTCCATCGCCGATTCCAGGCCAGGCGCCACGCCTGCCTCGGTCAGCATGTTCACCGCCACATCGGCCAGCACCTCGTCGGGAATGAGCTTGGTGTCGGCGAGGGTCTTGATCGTGTCGGCGGTGGTCTTGCCGTTTGTGGCGCGCTCGGTGTCGCTGGTTTGCCACAGGCTGCGCCAGCTGTAGAACACGTCCTTCGGTCGGCTGCCGAGCGCCGAGTAGATCAGGCACTCGTCCATGATCTGCATCGAGGGTGTCAGCACCAGCTCTTGATTGCTGCTGATGCGGTCGTAGTAATTGCGCAGATCGCTCTCACCCTTCGAGTTCATACCGCCGGGCGATTGCCCGAGCAACCGCGTCATCGGAATGTCGGAGGCGCCCGAGGCCAACTGCATAAAGGCCATCAGGATTTCGGTGAGGCCTGCAAAGTTCGTCGACTTCTGGCTGTAGTCCTCCTCGCCGTCCAGCAAAAGTGCGCCGTTGATGCCCTTGGCCATGGCGGCCAGTTGTAAACGCTGCAGCACCTGCTGCTCGTATGCAGCGTCAGCCAGCATCGCCATGAAGTTCGGGATCTTGATGACGTCGACCTTCGCCTCGAACACCAGGGACGCTATGTTGGCGGCCGTGGCATCTGCGTCCTTGATCGCCCGGCTGATCGCCAGCAGCACCGAATCACCCCAGCCGAAGTCGGCACTCCCATCGGATTCCGGATCCGGTCGCGCGGCGCCGTGCAATACCACCAGCCGCGAAGGATGGATCCTCACCTGGGCAGCCTGCTGGCTAGTGAGCGTGTAGTAGGCCGGCTGGCCATAACCTGGCGACTCCGGATCCCTATCCAACTCGCCAGCCTGCAGCAAGCGCTTGGACAGCACGTTGATGTGGCGAATGCCGCCCTTCCCGATCGTCTCAGCATTGAGAGGCGTGCCCGGCGCCGAGGCGCCGGTGCCCAGGTAAAGCGCTGCGCCGCCGTAGAGCCGCGCCCAAATCATCGCGGCCAGCATCTTCTGCTGTACGCCCAGCCGCTTCTCTTCCTCTTCAAGCGCGCTGATCTGCGTTTTGTCAGCGCTCCAGCCGCGCCATTTTCGGCAGCTGTCCATCGCCGGGATGTCGATCACCTTCCGCGCCAGCCATGTTCCGCGGTAAGCGTTGGAAGCTTCAACATCGGACAGCAGCGGCAGGGCATAGACCGAGGCGGCCGCCTTGTCGCGAGCTGTGCCCAAGTTGGCCACGAGATTGACCAGCCCGTCTTTGATTTGTGCGAGCTTGCCCATCAGAGTGCGTTTCCAAGGTTGTAGGTGCTGCCCATCAGCAGCTCAGCAAATGCACCGGATAGCGCGTCTACCTGATCGTCGTGTGCAGCGTTGGGGAATGTGGAGATCTCCTCAAGGAATGCTTCATTCCATTCCCCACGAACCAGTTTGATGTTGCCTGCCTCTGCCTGCGCCGCCACCGGCGTGGCGCGCTCGACCTTGGACCCGGTTTCGGGCGATGCGCGGACGTCCCAGCCCACTAGCAACTTCACCTGCGATGCGGCGTTCGACTTGCCTGCGGCACCCGGATCCTGCGGCAGACGCTGCTTGATCAGCCGGCCGTCCTGGAGCGCGGTGTTCTTGAGCATCTTCTCCACTCCCGCAGGTGACACACGATCGCGCGCCACATGCTCGATGTAGAAGGTGCCGTCCATCTCGCTCAGACGAAGGCCGACGGTCCAATCTGGATCGCCGGGCTTGGATTGTTTCTTCGGGTCAGTTGCGGCGAAGTCCCACCGGCGCACCTTCCGCGCCGCGGGTATTGCCGGCGCGGCCTCCACCACTTCAAACCAGGCTCGCTTGAAGATGCCGCCCTCGCGGGGCGCTGGGCGCTGCTGCAGCTGTCCAGCCGCTGCGTAGCTGCCCAAGACCTTCTTGTCGCGGTCCACCACTGCACGTGGGAAGCGCTCGGGAAAAAGCAGCTCACCCTCGTACGAGCGTGGATCGCGGAACCCGATGCTGGTGCTGGAGCGCCGCGCCGGCTCGAACTCCATGGGGAGCATGAGGTGCTCGTAATCGAGCCCCAGCTCCAGAATCTGCCCCGAGACATCCTTCTCGTTCAGGCGCTGCATGATGACCACGATCGCGCTGCGCTCGGGATCGTTGAGCCGCGTCGGTACCGACTCGCGGAAGATACGGGTCGTCGTGGCGCGCTCTGCGGGGCTTTCCGCTGTCTCCGTTGAGTGCGGGTCGTCGATGATCACCCGATCGCCGCGACCACCCGTCAGGCTGGCGAAAGCCATGCCCTCGCGGTTGCCCATCTTGGTGTTGGCGAAGGACATCTCCCCCGCCCGGCTCAACTCAATCTCCGGCCACAGGCTGCGGTACCACTCCGACTGCACCAGGTCGCGCATGCGCCGGCTGTCGCGCTTGACGAATTTCTCCGCGTAGGAGGTCGTCAGGTAGCGCGTCGACGGCAGGCCTCGCGGGCCCCATTCCCAGGCTGGCCAGAACACGCTGGCCACCAGCGACTTCATCGTGCCCGGCGGGATGTTGATCAGCAGCCGTGTGATCTGCCCGTCGGTGATCGCCTCCAGGTGCTGGCACAGCACATCGATGTGCCAGCCGTGGACGTAGGGCTGCGCTGGCTCCAACACTGCCCATGCCTCGCGAATGAATCCGGCCAGCGCTTTGGAGCGCTCCCGGATACGTTCACCGTCCCTGGCGACGCGCTGCCGCTCCTGCTCAGCTGCCCGCCGCGCCCTCTCCGCTCGGATCTCCGCCAGCGTCGGCAAGCGGACCGAGGATCTGTTCAAGGCGGTCGAGTTCATCGTCAGTGATTTTGCTCAAGTCGTACGTGCCGATTGCTCCGGTGTGGTGCCGCTTCTCGACCAGCAGGCCGGCGAGCTTGCCCTTGCCCAGGGTCGCGGTGACCGCAGCGCTAGCCTGCTTCTCCCTCAGCGCCATGCGGCGAGCTTGCTCAAGCTCAACCATCAGGCTGTCGACGGTCACTTCCGCCTTGGCGGCCACGCGCTTCTGCCCCGCACGCACGGCTGCGGTGATGGCCGGAACGGTCAGAAGGCGCGAGCCCTGCTGCTTGGCAGTCTTCTCGCTGTAGCCAGTGCGGATTGCCGCCTGCGCGGCGTTCTGGTCCTTCAGGTACTCGACCACGAACCGCTTCTGCTTATGGGTCAGTCCAGGAGCTGCGCACGCCCCGGGCCTGGGTTTCTTCTTGGGCATGTTTGGCTCCCCGCATGGGGACTATGAAGGTTAGGCAGACACAACCGTTTACCGAGGCTTTGGCACCTGCCTTGCATCTGTCATTGCGCACGCTTCGTGCGACCTCAAGGAACAGATGACGATGAAGCTCAGTACGCTCTGCTTGGCCCTACTGATGACGGTTGTCGCCCCAGCGATCGCAAAGGGTCCGGCCACCTCCGATGCTCAGATCAGAAAGGCGTTGATCGCTCAGTCCATCGACGGCTACTCCGGCAGCTGCCCCTGTCCATACAACACCGCCAGGAACGGTAGCAGTTGCGGCCGCCGCAGTGCTTACAGCCGTGGCGGCGGGTATGCCCCGCTCTGCTACGACCAGGATGTGACCAAGCAGATGGTTGCGGACTACCGCGCCACATCAAGGTAAGCGCCGAGAGCGGGCGACCCTTCGGCGCCCGCCCTATCTCATGAGCTAATCGTGGTCAGGGTCTGACGGCTTGGTATCGATCAATGGCTTCGTCGCGCTCGGACTGGGCGAGCTCGCAGGCTCGTACAACTCGCGCCGCGCTTGCTCCGCGTAGTCGGTCTTGTTTAGCAGCTTCTGCGGCAGCGGCGGCACCACCGGACAGGCGGTCTGTTTCACAGCCGGCCCACAGCCGCCGAACCCGGCCAAGCTCGGAGTCACGGCCAGCAACAGCAGCCGCAATGCGTGCGTCGTAGTCAGCATCGATCCTGTCCTCTCGGGTTGCAGCGGAGTCAGCTGCACCCTGGGCGGCTGCAGCTTGTTGGTGCTCGGTGGCCCGGGCTGTCTGCTCACCGGCCAGGGCACCCAGCGCAGTACCCGCTTTCTGCTCGCTGGTGGCACCCTCGGCACGGTCGCCGCGCCAAGTCCAGCCGGCACCGAACATGGCGCCAGACCACACCAGCGTGGCGATGATTGCGAGCGCTATGCGGTTCATGTGGTCACCGTGTGCAACCACGGCTTGACCATCTGCCATAGCCATGGAATCAGCCAGAAGGCCACGGCGAAAATGGCGCCGCCAACCAAGGCGCATACGGTCGCGAAGCATCCGATCATTCCGTCGAACGAGTTCCCGTACATGCTCAAATCCTCGTGTTGCTGTAGGTGATCCAAATCCAGGCCAGCGCCGCCAGTAGCAAACCGCAGAGCGCGGCGATCAGCCAGCCAGGTGGATCGCGTGACGGCGGCAGGCCGCGGTCCCAGTTGTCGGCCATGTATCAACCCCCTGCCTGACGGCGGGAGATGTTGAAGAAGTAGCCGACCACTCCGCCGAGCGCAGTATTCAGACCACCCAGCAGCAGCGCGAAGGCATCTCGGTTTGACTGCGGGATGGAGATGCCGACCAGCGCAGCCATTGCCATCCCGTAGAGGAACAGGATCAGGATGGCGATGCCGATGCGGCCGGCGCCTGCGTTGCGGGTGGCAAAAGTCATCGCACACCCGCCAGGCTGTGGATCTCCTCAAGCGCCCAGTGATAGAGGGGCTGATCCACCACGGTCACGCGTGTGATGCGCTTTCCGTTAACGTCTCGCACGCTCACGTGGGTAGATTGCTGCACGGCCAACAACACGAAGCCGATGCGCTTGCGCAGCGGGTCTGGCTCCTGTAGCACCGCGATCGCGTCCCCGACCATTTCGCGGATGGTCCCGAGCAGCTCTGCAGTGGGCCGCTTGGTGCGGTTGTCCAGCACCGACAGCACGCCCTGCAGCTGATTAATCGCCGGAATGACCGGCTTAGCCCTGGCAGGCATCAGCTCTGCGCCAGTTGGCCGCCGGCGCGCTTGTACGCAGCCAGCAGGTTGTCCGGCTTGTGCTCGTGCTGACCGTAGCCAGCACCCGGGAGGCTCGCCCAGATGTTGGAAACCTTGGCGATTGCCTCAGCGATCTTGCCGGCCTGGATCAGCGGCAGAGCGCGGCGCTCGCGGATCTGTTGCAGCGCGATCTTGTCCTGGCTCAGCGGCGAGAAGTCCGACAGACCCAACGTCTTGCGGTACGCGTCGAAGTAGCGGCGCAGCAACTGATATCTGCCAGCGGCAGTGGAAGAAATCTTCAGCTTCGGCAGCGACACAAGCACACGCGGGTGATCGGCATAGACCTGGAAAAGGCCGCCTCCCACTAGCACGTCGTAGCCGCGGTCCTTGGTGGGCTGCCGGCCGTTGTCCGTGCCCTCCGACCAGGCAAGCATGTCCAAGAAGGCCACGACGTTGCGGCCACCGGCTTGTTCGGGCGTGATGACCGCCATGACTTTCTCCATAAACGAAGAAGCCCCGCCGAATAGCGAGGCTTGGAATAAATGCAGCGCCCCAGACGCCAGCCATGGAGGCTCATACCTGGGATACCGACCTACGAGCGGCGCTGCCTGTAGATGCGGGCTCTGTGCGAGCGGCCCGCCTTGTGTCACTTTGACCTCAGAGACTGCACCCTAAGGAGCGCTGAAACATGCTGAGCATTTACCCAAGTCTGAACCTCGGATGGGAGGCCTGGTCTGCAATTGGATCTCTTGTATCGGGAGTTGGCACATTTGCCGCTGCCGCAATTGCGCTTTGGATATGGCGGTCCGATAGAGAATCAAAGAACCGCGATAAAGAAGCTGACTCTCGTGCGTTAGCACGTCTATTACTTTCGGAAATTCAGACTATTTGTTCGCTGGCTCACGCTCTACATGAAGCGCTCCCTACGCATGAGCAGCTTGGCGAGGTACTTAGTTGTCCCTGAAAAATCCCCTTCAAGCGCCCCGT